TTGTAATTTAGGTAATATCATGTTTTTGTTGTTAATTTGCACTTACTACATATCTTACAGATTTACGTTACACGTATGTAGTAAGTGCAAATTAACAACAAAAACATGATATTACCTAAATTACAACCGTATAGGGTAGAGGGTAGGGTACAAAGATTGTTCGGAACATACATCCCCCCTAAGAAGGTATTTAAAGCAAAAAAGTACCTCACACTAAGGTTTAAGCTAACGGGGCTTATTCCTAGTAAGAAGAACGATTACTACTCTGAAAACAATATAAGGTGGATAGTAAAGCAAGCAATAGCCAAGCACGGGGTTACAATGAAAGCGTTTGCTCACATTACAACCAATGCAAAATCGTGGATTAGAGGCTCAAAAAAGTACTTAGAATGGCTAGATAAGATTACACCTACTATTAATGAGCAAAAGGAATTTTGGGAAAAGAAATACGGTATTAAATACCCTTTAGATTTTGTTAGTATAAAGACATACTACTTCTTTGCAGATAAGACGGCAAGGGATTTCATTAATAAGGATGAGAGTGTTTATGATATGTTGGTTCAAAAGGGGATTATATCGGATGATAACTATGGGGTATTATACAAAACAGCATCCGATGGCGGATGCTATAAAGATGAAATCAACGACCATATATGTACAATAGATATTACACTTGCTCTGTTTGACGTTTAGCTAGTTTTTTAATGTTTAACCATTGATTGTGGCTTAACCACTTGTTAGGCACTTTGCTTGTTTTGTATTTAGCGGGGATTAGTGGGAACTCATTTGAGTTTAGGCATATCCCCTTTGATATACTTTCTTTTAAGGCTTCATATTCCTTCTTTAGTAGTAAGTATCCATCGTTCTTGTTTTCTTCCTGTAATGAGAAGATAATGCTTACTTCTAATATAGGGATATTGTTATTTATAACATAAGTTATTAGATTGTAGTACTGATTAGTAATTGGTAGGGCGTTTCTAACCTTTTGCCTTCTGTAACTATACTTTAGTTCTTCTGCCAAATCAAATTTGTTTTCTTCCTTTGTTGTTTCAAGGTTTATTATCCTGCCTATGTACTCTTTGTCTTTTGCCTTAATCTTTATTACACAATTGTACTTTACCTCTTTGGGCATTTTAACTTCTACTGCCATGCTATTTCTTTTTGTTGATTGACATAAACTTTTCATCAAATTCGGCAAGCCATGTTCTACACATTTCTATGCGCTTATACATTGGGGACATATCCCTTTTTACAATAGGTACTTTGTATATCCTTTGTGCTGCGGGAATATTATCAAATGTCATATTATTAATCAACTTTTCTGCCGCTTTTTTGTATTCGGGGTTTTCATCCGTGGCAACATCCATTTCGTATAATAACTTTCTTAATTCGTTCTGAATTATATTGTCGGGAGTATTAACCAATGTGTGTGCTATTTCGCCTTCTTTCGCCCCCGTTATGTCCATATAACAGTTAATTTGCCAATCATATACAGGTGGCGTTGGTTCAAATATTACTTGAAGAAAAGTATCTAATCCAAACTTGCTTTTTATGTCTATAATCTTAGTTGCTTCCATAATTGAAGCTCCCAAATATATGTCGGGAGTTCCTTTAAGATAATCATTCCAAACGTGTTCTTCGTTTTTAGAATAAAATTTACGGTCTGTTAGCGACAACAAGGTAATACTATCGTCTTCTACTAGCCATCCCTTTTCGCAATACTTGTTTTTCTTAGTAAAAGATATTGGTTCTTTGCCATACTTTTCATACCCATACACTTCAAGAAGGTATGTAGTGCAAGTATCAGATAGCTTTGGGGGCGCATCACGTTTCATTATTAGTGATGCCAAGTCCTCTGCTTGTTTATCTGTTAGTGTTGCCTTTGCTTCGTAATCCTCAATTAGTTTTAATTGGTTTGGGGTTAGACTGCGAGCATCTTTAGGCTCTGTCATTACTTTGTAAGCACTACTACACCTTATTTTTACTTCATCCCACTTAATTTCCTTCATTTGATAGTTCTTTTAGCTTGTTATCGTATTGTTTTTTTAACCCTTTGCTGTTAGCTAATAGTTTGTATGTAGAGAGTTCATCTAAGCTAGTGCAAGTGCTTATCATTTGTGATAACCTTTCTTTCTCTTTATCTACATTGACTACCTTTTCTTCCTTTATTACGGGCAAAAATTCTGCTTTTTCTTCCTCTGTTTCGGGGTTCAAACCCCATCCAAACTGTTTGCCAAGTACTTTAACTGCGTTCATTACGGCAAGGCTTTTACTTGTCGCCGATGGATGTGGGTTGGAAGCTTTGTTGAGAATAAAGTTAGATGCACCTGATAGTGTTCTTGTTACCTTCTCCCCGTTGATGACATAAGAAACAGTAACATCTATTGTACCTGTTACCAATAGCTTACGTCCTAGTATTATGTATTGGGGATTGAAGTTAGATGTACTCCAATCATTAGGGGAAAGTTGATTTAGCTTATCCACAATTACTTTGTAAGGGATATACTTTGCACCATCTTTAATTTTAATTTCTTCGGGTGCGGGGGATTGTTGCAACCATTCGCTTACGTCCATTTCAATATTTTTTTAGTGTTAAAAAAAGTTGGTCACACTCTCGTAGTGACCGCACGTGCATATTAATCTTATGGGAAATGTAGGTCAATTCAAACCCTGTGCGCCCCAAAAGCAGAATAACTATGTCTAACCCAACGGCTGCAAAAACGTCAAGGGTTTATCTGCGCACACTAAGTATCTTGTTCTACTAATTCTGTTTGCGACATGAGTTCGTCTAAACTGAAATCAGTATCGGTACAATCTTTCATTAGCTGTAATAGCTTTATTATTTCTTCTTGTGTAAACCCGAATCGTCTAAGGGAAAAGAACTTGTATGGGTCACAACTTTCATCTAAGTCTATTTCAGCTATGTCGCAAGCTATTTCACGTTGGGGTAAGACTGTTAATGTGTAAAGTATTGTGTACTGTTCGCCTAGCTTTAGGCGTTTTTGTGTGGGGATTTCTTCGGGAAAATCCCTGTCATTAATGCAGATTGCTTTAACCATGTGCTTTTATTTAGTGGGTTTTAGGCTTTTGGTGATACCTATAATTAGAATCAGTAATTGGTATTAATCGTTTGTCAATACCTTTCTTTTTAAAGTTAGCCCTTTTGTCGGCACTATCTTCATAGCCTTGCATCTTTGCTAAACCATCTAAATACTCTTGTTCTGTAACTTTTTTGTTAATTCTTTTAGTACTCATAATTTCTTTTTTAGTCGTACAAAAATAGGGGAACTGTGGATATGTTTAGCAAAATAATCGACGAAATGGGAAATTTATTTTAAAAAAAAGGAGGGCAGTATAAACATACGCCCTCGAACACTAAAAAAAATGTGTAAAAAAATTGAAATTACGAAGCACAAAGATAGGGTAATATAACCCCAAAATATCAGTTAAGGCAAATATCCAATATCTTCTCATCTTCCATACGGCAGATAATATCGTTCACCTTCATCTCTATATCATTAAACCTTTGGTGTATTTCTTCTATGTCGTCTATGTAATCCCCGTCCTCATCTTCTAACACATCGTTGGGGTCAACGCCTTGTTCTAAGGGCGTTTTAACGATTGTAATCTCATCCCTATATAAAAATTTTAGCAAAAAAAGCAATACCTTTTTCATAAGAAAACCCCATTTGGTTATTCAAAACTAACACAAAATACCCCAACTAAATCGTGCCAATTAGTCACCACCAAAAACCTACAAACCCCCAACTCAAAAGAGTTAATCAAAAAAAACACCCAACAAAAAAAACAATACCCCACAAAAAAATATTTCACACACCAACCCCCACTACCCTATGCCTCTTTATCTGCTTTAACTTTTTACTGTCCAAATTGTTTCCAAAAACATCCCCGAAAATTTGCCCCAAAAAAAAACTATCTTTTAATAATTCTTCCCACAATAGCTTTAAGTAACTTTTAGCCGTGACGTTACGTTATTGCGGCGGTGGCGGCGGCTTGGGCTTTTACTTTTGCTTTTTACTGTTGCCCATTTAGAAATTAAGCTATCATTTAACTTTTTATTTTTCTATTATAGTAGTGGCGTTTGTTTGCGTCTTGAATGCTGGTGCTTGTTTGTTGTGTTGCCCCTGCTGATTAGATATATAGTTGCTTTTATTGTTTGTCTTTTACTTATCCTTTGGGGTTTATTCGTTTTTAGTTGCTTATCCCTTTATTTGTGGCATTTATAGGGCAAGTGCAGTGGTTTGTATTGATTAGGGGATTTTAGGGGAAATTTGGGGCTGTAATAGCGTTTATTAGTTTAGGGGTTTATTTCCTTGTTCACCGATTAGATTAGGATAGTGTTAAGGTATTGAAGTAGTTTTGGGGTTCATTAAATATATAGCAGTTATGGGAGTTGTTTGTAGACTTAAAAGAGTAATGAAAGATAATAACTTAGACCATGAACAAGTAGCAACGGGGTTAAATTGGTCAATAGGGGAACTTAAAACTATCCTTTATGAGTTCCAAAACCCCACCGAAAATCAGAAATTATCTATCCAAAATTGGATTGATGAAAGCGGTTTAGATGTCATAAAAGTAAGAAAATGGAACGGTATTTTTGTGTGTTCCGACCCAGAATTGTCCAAAATTTTAGAGGATTATTACAAAAACCTTAAAAAATAAAAGATTAAAAGTGTTTATTATTGCTTAAAAACGCTTATCTTTGCTTAAATTTGTTTATCGAGATGGAATTAAGTATTGAAGAAGCAAAAAAGTTAATCGAAGCACTACCCGTTTATAAATCTATTACTGATTTAGAACGTGAGATTAAGTTGCCTAAAAATAGTTTGCAGCAGTTTTTAAAAGGTAAAAGAAAATTTCCTAAGAAATGGGTTAAACCTTTTCAGAATTATTTTAAAGTGGGGGACAAAAAGGCAGAATTAAAAGTAGTTGAAGAAAAAAAAGAAACTCCTTCTAAAAAAGAAGAAAAAAAACGACATCCACTTTGGAAAGAAGGCGACCCCGAAGAAGGCACTAATGCTTTTTACTTTAGGTACAATGCAAGGTATTATGATGATGTAGATTTTAAACGTTAAATATAAAATGTAATGGGAAAAGATTTAGGCAGAGAAGCGATAGCGATTATTATTTTGGTTTTAGTCTTGGGGGCTTTGGGGTTTTGTCTTTATAATGGGATTATTGAGTACACTAAAAACTTTTAAGTGATGGATTTATTTATAATAATTGTTCCTAAAGGGGATTTTAATTGGTATATTTTTGATGATGGTGATTGTTGGGATAAACCTACGACATCTTGGATTACCGCCGAAAACTATCCCGATACTATTAAAGTCCCATTGGGATACGATATAATAGAGGATACAAGTGATATTCAATTAGATGTTGATAAGCTTTTAAAAGATAACAATTATTACGAGATGAATGATGAACAAACATATCTAGTATTGAAAAAATATTAAAAATGAGTAACGAATCAAAGTGGGAAATTAACGTAGATAAATTGTTATCTCACCCCGACTACAAAAGAATAAGTAAATTGGGATATGTAAGTGAAGGTTGGTTTAGACTTAACTACAAACAAAAAGAAGCTTACATTAACTCTCACGATAGTTGGGATTCTATTGAAGCTATTTGTAAATCCCTTATGATAGTTTAGTTTTTTATTTTCCCTACGGGGTTTTATTTTTTACAGAAACTTTTATGAGTTTCTTTTTTTGTTTTAAAATTATTTTTATGGTTATATATAGAATAGTCAATACGGTTAATGATAGGGTTTATATTGGTTCTACTGTGTGTATGATTAATAGAAAGAAGATGCACATAAAGGGATTGATAGAAAAGAAACATCATAATAGTAGGCTTCAAAGGGACTTTAATAAATATGGGATTGATTGCTTTGTGTTTGAGGTTTTAGAAACGGGATATAAAAACAAAAGGGATTTGCTGATTAGAGAATATGAATTAATAGCTAGACTTAAACCTACTGACTATAATATTGACAGAGTTCTTTCATTAGAACAAATAGACCCTAATCTGAAAGAAGAAAGAGTTAAGTTAGGCAAAACGGGTACATACATATTCCTTAATAAAAAGAGTAAGCCAAACTATTGCAAGCAAAAAAAGCACAACAAGAAGAAGTTTAAATACAAAAAACAAAAGCCTAAAATAGAAGAACCTAAAAAGGAAATCAAATCAGGAAGGTTAAAGGATATGAGTGAAGCTGCTAAAGAATATTACAAAATAAAAAACCCCACATAGAAATGCGGGGTTTACATCTAAATTCAAACACGAAAACCATTAAGTCTTTTCTTCAAAAACAATCTCCTCCCCACGATATAAGGCATCAACTATTTCTTCTATTAGTTCTCTCTTAGTGGGGTCTAGTAACGATATTTTATTCATAATTTCGGGGATTGCTAACGCATCACTATTCCATTCTAATCTTACCCCATCACGAACTTCTTTTGGAAAAGCGGGGATTGATATAAAGTCTAGGTAGCACCAATCAATTTTCTTCTTATACCTTTCTGCTAACTTTTCAGCATCGGTGTCGGGCATTTCACGTTTTAGGTCGTCCCAATATTCCTTTGCTATCTTTAAGTGGTGAAAGGCACTTATTATGTTACTTCTTTGTTCTGACATGATTGATAATTATTTAAGGGGGAAACGTTGCCAAGAAACCCCCACTTGATAGGTTATATATTTTGCATCTAATTCATCTTTAGCTTGATGTAGTTGTTCATCAGAGTGCGTTCCCTTTATTGGTAGTAAAAAGACTTCCTTACGGGGCTTGTTCACTTCGTAGCTTATGCCATTAGTTGTTTGGGGAAATGTCATTCTGTTTCTTCGTTTTCGTTGTCAATGTTATCGTGTTCATCCTCTAGTGGTGGTTCGTTATCATCCCCCCTAAGCCTACGATTTCTTTCGTAATGTTTTCTTTCTACTTCTTCTATCTCATCCCATTGTAGTAGGGAGTTTGAATTTATTGTTGCCATAATTCTATTTGTTTAAAATGTTTAAATTCGTAATTATCTTGTTCTATTGGGGCAAATAGCTTTTCCATAGGCTGATTTTTGTGTTTTTGTGTGCCGCCTTGTAATGTACTTTTTTGTTCAAACTTTATTACAGGGTAAAAATCTTTAGGTGCATTATATTCGCTTATATAAATCTTATTTGTTTTAGATTTTTGTCTGCACCAATCCCAAAAATAATCATGATTAAATCCACCTTCTTTATATACAGCCGTACCTTTATATGGAGGGTCGCAATATATTATTGCATTTTCGGGAATTATTATATCTTCGTATGATTTACTATAAAGTTCTAGCTGTTCTAGCTGTTCTAGCTGTTCTAGCTGTTCTAGCTGTTGTAGCCGTTCTAGCTGTTGTAGCCGTTCTAGCTGTTCTAGCTGTTGTAGCTCAAGCTTTCTATCTGAAATACAAGCCATTAATTCTAATCTTCTACTAATTCTATCACTCTTTAATAATACCCTATCAACTATATCTTTACCTAATAAATCAATAATATAATCAGGATTGCAATTAACCACTAATTCATGCCCTGCATATTTAATAGATTCAACAGCCTTCCCAAAAATATAAGTTCTTTGATTATTGCCGAAACTCCACACGCATTGAACATATCCAACATACCAATCTTCATAATTATTAGGGTTTTCTGCAATATCAAAAAACAAATCCCTATCAACAAATTTACAAACTTCATTTTCGGGCAGTCCTTCAAATAAAACTTTTTGCAATAATGCAATAACATATTTGTTTTTGTCATTTGCTATAACATCCCACCCTTTACATATAAACTTTTCACTAATAGCAAATCCCCCACAAAACAAATCAACTAAAACTTTACCATTAGTATTTAATTTGTGTATTGTACTATATATTTTGTTTGCAGACTTTCGTTTACTTCCCATATAAGGTATAGGCATATTAAGCAGTTTTAGTTAGTTTAGTAATTTGGATTGGTTGTCCGAAAATTCCTCGTGGGGTTAGCTTCTTTATTGTTTGCCTTTGCTCGAAGTTCTTTTGGTTAAGTTGGGATATGGTAGAATCCTTCTTTTTGATTTCCATTTTCATTTCCAATATTTCCCCAACCAACTTAGTATTTTCTTCTAACAAATCTTCATAGTTACCTTTTGTAACAGGTAGTATGTTTAAGTGGAATTTAAGGGCTTCTATATCGTTTAATGTAACGGGGTCTTTTATGTCAATAAGCCCCTTAATTAAGCTATGAGAGTGGATAATAGTAGAGTGGTCTTTACCGTTTTCTCTATGTTTGGAAACAAGAATTTCCCCTAATGAGATAAGACTAAACTTAAAATAAACCCTACCTACATAGCAGTAGTACTGCCTTATCTTTACCTTATCCCTCTTTCTTGAAAAAGAATTTATATCATTGGGGTTCTTTCCAAAACACTCGCATACTTCCTCAAATAATTGCTGTGGCGTTGTGATTACTTGCATTTTTTTAAATTTTAGATGTGCCTACGAAAATAGTGATTGCTGTTCAAACTTTCCACCAAATATCGGTGAAGGGGTAGTCTTTTTTTCTACTTCTATTTTAGGTAAATCAATGCCTACTAAAGCCTTATGTACAAATGCTTCTCTTCCTGACGGGGTTTTCTTCTTTTTGTTTAGCCTTTCAACTAATCCCAACTCAATCATAGCTAACAATCTTCTCGACACTTGGTTCTTTTCTAACCCCGCTACATCTGCTATTTCAGTATAGATACTTTCCCCATTAATATTTAAAGCAGCAAGTATCTTTTGAAAGTGTATTACTCGCATTTCTTGGGTCATTTCACGATTAGCCGCCAATGACGTGTCTGGCATTTTTGTCTTGCTCATTTTCTTTTATTTTAGTGTCAATAAATAACTTTACCATTCCCCAATGTTCTAAATCTATAAAACATTTCTCATTAAAAGGGGAGTTGAAATCGTTGGTGAAGATTATGTTTCCAAACCCCACTTCAACGGAATTGTGTTTGTCGTATTTTAAAATTTCTGCCATTATAATGTTTGCTTTTCTTGTGCCATGTAGTAGGCTATATTACCACTACTGAAATAAACTTTTTGACCCTTTTTAAACCCCGTTTCGTATTGATACACGTGCATCTTTATCCACATCCGTTTTCCATCAGGGGCAATGTCGCTATCACCCACATACTTTACCTTCATTCTTTCAAAAACAAAACTATCGGGGGGAGTGAATGTTTCTTGTGACATATCAAGGTCTTTTAGGAATGAAATAACCACTTATCGGATGATGTACTTCAATACCTAAGCTATCTGAAATTAGTTTATTTATGTCTAAGTCCTTTTTAGTTTTTTGCGGTTCAATACTCTGTTCTACTTGTTCTAACCTTTTTTCTAATTCAGTTATTCTATCTGCTAAAACATTTATATCCTCATGTATAGAAGGGTCTTTAGGTAATTCACTATGTACTAAAGGGGTTTGTTTTTTAGCGTAATATATTGATGAATAATACGTTCCATTACTTGTATTGTAACCAATAGTATTTTCATTGGGTATCATTTTTTCTAATTTACCACTTACTAAAATATCCCCTATTGAAAACACTTCTCCATCACTTAATCTTTTAACAGAGGTAATTACTTGTTCATCGGGGTTTCCTTCGTTTGATTGACACCAAGTAATCCTAAGTATTTCATAATCTTTTTTATGATATTGTTCTACGGGGGCTTCTTCTTTTACTTCTATCCAAGCACCCTTATCTATTAAATCGTGAACTATTGAACAGTCGCAATTAGAATCCTTTTCTTGATTAGAAGATTTGTAACGGTAAACATCAACAACTTCTTTACATTTTATATCAATAATAGTTTCGTAAACAATATGCTTAAATCTTTTTCCACTATAATCTCTTTCTTCTTTTTTAAGGGGATTTTGCTTAACATAATTTTCCCACTTGTACCACCTTTCTTCAAAACTATCAAACTCTGTGCTACCTAAAAACCCCTTAACATACTCATCACTAAATAATTGTTCTTTACTTGTACCCATTTTTTTTATTTTTTAGTTTGTCTTAAAAACGCTTTTAGAGGCTCAAATTTCAAAGATAATTTTCTTTTGAATAGAATGTAAGTAAAATAGATTAAGATTGAAATTTGAGCCGTGTAGTTAATTAATTTGAGGGTTTGTCTGCAACTCCCAATAGCTGAATGTTATTTACTCTTATTCCTACACTTAAAAATTCTTTACCATCATCGTTTACGAACTTCTTTGCGTAAGGTTTCCCCTCTACATAAACTTGTTGCCCTTTTTTTAGATAAGGGGCGATAGCAACACTCTCACTCCAATAAGAACAATCGTGAAAATCTGCCTTATTAACTTCTACCCCATTTGCATCTTTATACCTTTCGTTTACCCCGATGCTGAAATTAATAACTTTCTTACCATTACTCTCTGAAACTAATGCGTCTCTAGTGAGGTTTCCGATTACTTGAAATCTACTTAATGCCATAACTGTTTGTTTTTTTTGTTTTACTATTTATTGATTGTTAAAAAATTGTTTCTTTTGGGTCACCTACTCCTGCATTATCCCAATTTGTTTCTATTGGGGTTTCTTTAGGGAATATTACTTGTTGTGTTTCTTTTTCTCTAGTTAAATGCCATTGTTCAACGGGGTCTATTGGGGTTCTAAAATCCCCCTCTTCTAATCTTTCAATAAATCCACATTGACCTTTGTACATTTCTAGTTTAATTGGATTATCAAAGGGGGTTGGTCGCCCACCTGTTTCATTATCCTTAATTTTTCTAACGTGTATTTCAGTAACATTCCAATCTGTTGGGTGTCCTGTTAGCCTATGTACCGTTATAAAATCGTCTGCCTTATTGGGTACTTTTCCTCCGCCTTCCGTATCTTCTTTCTTTGGGGCTATTGGATATTTCTTATCTCCATCTTTTGCCCTCAATGCGGAAGTTACTGCGTGGTGGTTTATTACCCACCCAAACTTAGTTTGTTGACCGTATGCTTTTATTTCACTCAAAGCTTCGTAATGATAATCGTGAGTACTCAACTTGCTAAATCCACTTAAATCAATTTTTAAAGAGTTGTATGGGTCAATCATTCCGTACTTTAAATCAGGATATTTTATTCTAGCTTTTTTAACCATGTTCATAATATCCTTGTAGTTGTATAAATCTTCTTGGGCTTTTATGGGAAAGAAATGTTTTTTAACAAAGTCGTTTGCTATTTTAAATTCAATATCGTTCATTTTGTACTCCCCGTATAAAGGCTTTCCCCAATAAAACTGAATCATCTTTCTAACAAAAGCCCCTAGAGTATTTTCACTAGAAAATATAATCCCTTTCCATCCGTGATACATAGCAGCAAGTAACATCAAATACCAACTTACAACACTCTTACCCGAATTATCTACACCGTTTGTCATTAACAAATTACCCTCTTTGAATAAGAAATGTTTGTCTAAAGACGGAATCCCCGTAGTTAATCCCATCTCTAAATTTCCGCTACGAACCCTATCAATGTAAGGCATCCAATCTTGTTCAGTAGCTAAAAAAGAGTAATCGTTGTCATCTATATCAATCCTAGATTGTATTTTCCTAGTGCTTTGTGGTTTTTCTGCGGGTTTCTTTTCTTCTTTCTTTTCCCCAAATCCCATCTCTAACAACCTCTTTGCGGCTTCTGAAAAGTTATCCTTACATTCTAACTTTGCGAATACAGCGTAAGGAAGGTAAGCGGTTTGGGGATTAAATTCTGTGCTAGTAGTGAAAACAGTAAACCACTTCCTTTGTGAATCATAATTACCGCTAGTTAAAGCAGATGTCTGTCCGGGTCTAAGAAAATGTGTCTTTTGCCCTTTTTGATTAACTATTTTCCATCCGTAATTCTGCAATAACCCAATAACATCCCCCCTTTCGTTATAATCTTCAAATGGGCTTAATCCTTCGGTTTTTTTTTGGTATCCCTTACGTTCTATCGAAACTTCCTCTAAAACCTCGTTAAACATCCTAGCAATTCCAAATAAAGCATCTCTCTCATCGGGGGTTATTGAAGATATACTTAGCAAATCCCCAAATACCATTTCATAACCATCGGTCGGTGATATAACAATCTGCCCACCTATACCCCTTGTTTCAATTAAAACCCTAACCTTGTCGTTTTCTGAACTACGCTTTGCTATATTGGTTGCCTCATCGTGAGTTTTACCTTTTGCGCACTCTGCCTTATAGGCATCATCGTATGTTTTCTTTTTTTCTTCTGCGGTTGTTGGTCTGTTAGCTAATTTTAGATTCCCTTCATTTTTTGAACACCTAAAAATTAAATGATACCCTTTGTTTTTTGTTTTTTGAACTACTAATTTTTTCAATAATTCCTCATCGTAATTGTGAACTAACTTCTTATAACGAAGAAACATATCGCCCGTAATGTCATACTTGCAGTCCATGTCTAAAACCTCCAACCCACCCGAAGGTTCACCACAAACAAGCCCAACGCCGTAACAGTTTGAAAGATTATGCTTTGCTTTAATAGTTTGCCAATTTTTTACTATTGGGCGTTTCTTATCGTCAACAGGAATAAATTGCAACCCCTCTATTTCATTCATCGAAGAAAAATCCATAAATACTTTTTTTAGTAACCGTCAATAGAATTTTTAATTAGATTTTCAACACCTATCCTTAGCCCCATGTAATTATTCAAAACCTTAGATACAAAATCAATACTTAGCTTAGAATTTATTGGCTCTATTGCATCCATATCTTCCCCCGAAATATACTTTACACCACACTCAGTATTAAGCCTAAAAGCAAAAAGAACTTCGTCAAAAGAAAGGTAATTAAATCTAGGCACGCAAAGTAAAACCCATAACTCTTCAATAAAAAAATTCAAACACCTTTCCGTTTTTGGCTCTTCTGTTCCCGACAAAACAGAAATTCTTGCAATCAATTCAATAAACAAAACTTCTCTTTCATTTTCACTTATTTGACTAATCGACATTTTGCTATTAGCCCTACATAGCAACGCTCTCTTTGGCAGCGGATTCCACCCTTGCAAGTTTTTCTCTTGCTTCACGAAGTCGCTTATCGACAATGTTTTCCCTCTGTGGGTAATCTGTGTTGTTAAATTCACTTCCATCTTTTTCTATTTTATTTTTTAAAAAAATTTCGCTATTAGGTTTTACTTTATTATGTAGAGTATTATTATTATTTATATCTCCATTTCCATTTATATATAGCTTACTTGTTTGCTCAAACACTTGCTTAAGCATTTGCTCGTTTTTGGTGTCTAAAGTGCTGAAATCTATATTTTCTTGCACAAACTTCAAGATATTCTCATCTTGACAAAGATTTTTACGGCAATATTTAATAAAATACCCCATTTTACCCGATAATTCACGTTTATCTTTAAAGATTTCACGCTTTCTTATTACAGCATTTGCCACAGCATTTGCTAACCTCCCGTTTGGCATTTGCTCAAACTTATACTTAAGCACTTGCTCGAACACTTGCTTAAACCTTTCGTATTCTGTTACTCTAACATCTGCTAAGTTGGCAAGTTCTTCCAAATCACTAGGCAAATCTCCCTTATCGTACTGATGTAATATTAAATTAAGATACCATCCTCTACAATCTGCTTTCATTTCTTTAGTAGCAACAAGCCAAGTATCAATGTAAAAAAGTGCTGCTGGGTCTTTAGGCATAAATTATATTTTTTCTTCAAAAAAATGTTTGTCTATTAAATTTTTAAAATCATTCCATTCGTTACAATCTATTACAACCGTGTTGTTAGAAGCATCTTTTGATTCGTCTGTAATTATTATACTATTACAATCTGATATGAAAGCAGTATATTCAACTCCTTCACCTTTAAACTTTATAAATTTTTTAATTTGTGCCATAGTTAATTGTTTTTAAAAGTTAGTACCTAAGATTTCGTTTATTTTTTTTAAGTTTTCATCTGTAAGTTCACGGTTCTTGCTTAATACTAATGAAAGGTGACTATCGGATAATTTTAACTTGTCTCTTAGCCAAGTTTGTTTAATCCCCCTATCCTTTAGATATTCTACTATTAAGTCACGAGGGTCTTTTTTTTGCTCTGCCATTTTTTTAATTTTATTGTTTTGAAAATGCAAACATAGGGAAAATAAAGTTTCCAAAGAAATATTTTTTTCTTGAAACTTTTTGTTCTTTATTCGGAATTAATTATTACTTTTGTCCCGTACAAAAAAAAATAAAAAAAATATGAAGTTAGAAAATTATGAAAAGTGTACTGCAATAGTATTGCAAATAAGAGAGTATCAAAGTAAACTAAATTATTTAGGTGCTAGTGGTAAATTTTCAAGAGTAAGTATTGGTGAATGTGGTGGTAGGGATTTTTTAATAATTGTAGATGCTAAAGACGTACCTAATGATATTTACGAAGAAACGCAAATGTATTTAGAAACAATGAAATCCCTTTACCAAAGTAATATTGATAATCTAAAAAAAGAATTAGAACAACTTTAAAAAATAAAAAAATGAGTAAAGAAAAAAAGTTATTAGTGGGTGATGAAAACAAACTAACCCCACTAGAAAAAGACTTAAACACATTCTACGAAAAGTTCCATAGAAAAGGGAAATCAGTAGATAGTAATGAATGGGGGCTTGTTTACCATAATGTCCCACTAGGGCTATCAAAAGATTTTAAAATAGAGTGTGAAAAAATAATAAATGAAAACAACCTAAACTTGAAAGCGGAACTTGTTTCTGAAAACGGGGTTTTCGTGAATCAATGTGTAATAACTAATAAAGATTAAAAGCGGAAATTTCCGTATTTATAAAGCAATGAGTTTTAACAGTACTATAATACCCCGTAAGAAACAACTTAGTTGCGGTCACTACGATTTCAATTTCAGCAGAAACAGATGTAAGTCATGCTCTCAAAAACAAGATGCTAAACCTATTTCTAAATTATCAAAGAAAAGAGAAAGTGAATTAGAAAGTGTTGGGGAAAGTATGCAGCCGAAAGGTAATGCAGAATTACAAAGGTGGTTTCAAGATAGGCATA